CCTTGAACTTGGTCAAGCAACTCAGGGTTTGGATCAGTTTCAAAAGTTGGTGCCGGTTCATCAGCAGCATCATCACGGAATGTCATCGTAAATGTTAATTCCGTGGATGCAGAATTAAGAGAAACACGAATCTCAATATAGTTTGCTGTATATGGGGAGCTATCTGCAAACTGTTTAAAAATTAAAACAGATGAACCACCCGGTGTAAGATCATAAAACCCAGTATTATCAGCAATTGATGAAACCGTGCCTGAGCCACCAAGTTTGTCAGTACCAGAATATGTGACACCAGCTATGGTTGCTGTTGAACCGTTGGTAAATGCAATTGTACCTACGTCTGATGCTAAATCATTCCATTCCGAACTTTTGCTATTATTAGTACCTGAACGAACTGGATCTAGGCGTATCATTCCACCTGCATTAAAGAAGTAGCGGGCAGCGTTTGCACTTGAAAATGACACAGTAGTTGTGGTTTCTGCTTGTGTATACCAAGATGTGGTTCCAGTAACACTCCCCCCAGAGGTGATGTCTGACCCATTTGCAGCAGCATCTAAGCGGTTGTTAAAAACAGCAGTTATATTTGAACTTAGTGCATTATATGCTTCAATTGTATCGCCAACAGTTGGGTTTGTTATTGCAGTTATTGAAGTACCTTGATGATTTGCCAAAGACGAAACCCTGTTGAGAAGGCTTGACCATTGCGTTGCAGTAATAGTATTACCAGCACTAACCGAACTAAGCGTGCCACTTTGTCCATAACCTTTGTTTCCTGTTCCACCACCCCAAACTGTATTAACATTTGCGGTATTATCATCGCCAGTACCTGACGCATTTCCGGTTACGAAGATATTATAATCGTCGTCGAGTATTGTTGATCCTGATGAGTATGCCATTTTTTATCCTATTGTCTTTATACTATTTTGACGATTGCTTCAACTGTCGCAATCTCGTCATTGTGTTTTGCTTCTAACGCTCGTCCAATTGTGTTAAACGAGGTAGCCTCGCCCTCTGCAGCAGCACGAGCCATGCCATTACCAGCAGATACTAGTCGATCACCAAGATTGACCTTTCCAATTGTTTTAACTGGAACACGACCAGTCATTGCTACTGGCGGATGTGTTTCGTCACCACCAGAGCCAGCGTTCATTAAGTACGCAGCACGAGTACTTATTACGCCAAATACTTTGTCGCTCAAGTCTTCGCTTGCTTGTGTTATTTCAGCAGAGCCGCCCAATTCAACAACTGTACCAGCCTCATATACGACGTCAGCTGCAAAACGCTCAGCCAAGTCAGCATATTGAGCACTGGTTGCTTTAGCATGAACGACATTAAAAGAATTAGACGCGGAGCCGATATTTGCTGTGCCGTTAGTGTTTGTGAGTAAGGCGTTTGCAATTTCTACATCGCCGGTAAGTCCACTAACTGTAATTCCTGCCGTTTGTGTTCCAGAGGTGTTTACTCGTAAAATCAAATCACCATTTGTTTCACGGTTGTCAATTCTGAAATCAGTTCCAGCTATGTTTAGTGAACCCTCGTTGCCTTCGCCAACAATTAAACCACTGTTGTTTTCAATTGATAAGCGGCCAGTTGTGGTGTCATTGCCAGTTGAGCTCAAGAACCCCGTAGAGTCAACACCATCAAGAGTTTGTGCATTTGTGGCAGTGCCTTGGAAAAGAAGTGCTTGTCCGCTTAATGGAGAATCTGGCAAGTTGATACCGGGCTTAATTGTCGATGTAAATCCTGTGATTGCACTTGCTGGAGTAAATGCTGCGTCCTTGCTGACAATTGCCACCGTAGCATCATCTACTACAATCCGAACAACAAAGTGCTCGACTGATAGATTATCGACGATAGTCGTGGGTATCGCTCCTGTTTCTCCGGCACCGGGGCCTGCACCGAGCGGTCCTACAAGTGTGAAGTCAGAACCATTATAAACATTAAGTTGGTTATTAACTGTGTCAAACCAGATATCGCCCACAACGTTATTAGTAGGTTCATTGTTGCTGGCAGTGGCAGCACTTATTGTTTTAAAATCTGAACCATTGAATACTTTCAGTAATCCGGCACTGGTATCATACCAAAGTTGGCCGGTTAATGGTGAACTGGGGGCGGCATTATTTGCAGCATTCTCAAGTAATTGAACAAAGTTCTCATTGAGAAACTCGCCGTATCCAGCAAAGTTTTTACCAACCAGTGTAACATTACTGTCGGTGTTAAGGGTACCATCTGCAACAACTGCAAAGATACTACCATCTGTTTTATTTACGGTATACGCCATTTCAAGAAACTCCGTGTGCTATAGCTTTAATGTATTTAGTCATTAGATATATGCATATATTTATGATGTACTTAGATTAGTAAGTGTTTGAATACGAATAGTATAATCAATTTGTATTTGTCTGTTTAAACTCTTTTGAACTGGATGAAAAATTGCATGAGTAATCAATTTAAGATTATCTGCTGAACCATTCCAGCTTTTTAATCCAAGTTCATCAAAAACAAAATCTCCCTCAAGGTCAGTTGAATTATCAAATGCCTGTTGACCATTTGGTTCGCCAAAATCTAACAAGCAACTTACCAATATATCAGAGTAGATATTTCCTGATATATGTGAAACTGTTAGATTGTTTCGGATTGGGTCTGAGTTCGCTGCTGAATTATCATCAACCACTTTCGTAAAAGTAGAATTATATAGTTCAGCATTTTGTCCCGTAACATTAGGCGGCAAGTATGTAATAACACCAGTTGGATCAACTGCACTACCACCATTACCAAAACTCATTGCATAAATTTCACCGACGTCTCTGTTAGCTAGACTATTAGCCATTGCTTCACTCATGTTTTCATAATGTATAGCATTTTGTGTGTCAAGCAATACTTCATTTGTTATTGGGTCAAATATTTTTATTAACCCCTTGACTGAAATGGGTGCTGCAATCATGCTCGTGTCTCCACAATAGTTTTTCCTGTTTCGGGATCTGATATTTTAATAAAACCTTCAACACGGGTTACCCCAGTTTCGTTTGTTGGTTTTGGCTTTTTGTCTTTATTTTCTTTCATGTGTAGTTATTTACCTTAACTTATTCGCCTTTTAAGAACTGTGCGAAAATGTTCTCTGAATCTTGTAGTGAGTCACCAGTTAAAATGGTACTATCACCTAAATCATACCACGTTGAGTTAATAGCGTTTTCTAACTCATTGGCACGACTACCGTCATTAACTCCATCACCAGTTGCATGACTAAACACGCCAGTTCCAGCAGTCCCTCTACGAAGACCAGTAACTGTATTATTAATCAAGTCACGCTCACGGAATGTTATACGTTCTCCATTTACAAACAATATGCCAAAGCGGGCTTGGCTTAGTTCTGGGTCTTCCAATACACTCGCATCATTTAGATAAATTGTGTCATCACCGATTAATAATGGTTGAGTTAGTGTTGTTGAACTGCTACTAAGCATTCTATACACCGATTGATTTCCACGCATATCATCAAACAATTTAAATGTTAGTGCGATTGGTACAACCGATTGCCCAAATATAGTAATGGCGATAATATCGCCTGCAGCGGCAGAAAGTCTTGTGACTATCAGTATATCTTCACCATCCCGCGTTTCAATCACAAAATCTTCATTAGGTAACAATCTTTCTCCGTTATATGTTACCCACGTTCTATTTTCTATAACACCTGTTGCTCCAAGACCAAATTCTGTTATAAACTCTGCTGCATCACTTGATTCATCGTATCTGTCAGTATCATATGGCAAAATATCATACGGAACAACGTCAGTAGATGTAGCCGCTGTTGGTCCTTGGAATACAAACGTTTTAAGCCGTTGCTCACGAGTGTCGTTCCATGTTCGAATCGTAACGTCATCGCCAGAATTTAATTCAACCGACTCTCTAATTATTAGCGAGTTTCCAGTTAATACATAATCGCTCAATGACCTAACATATATAGATATTCTGTCTCCATTTGTAGGAGGAGTTGTCAAAGTTATTGTTCGTATAGAACTGCCATCAGATGGATTCAAATCAAATTCATCAAATCCCAACTCTTCGCCGTTAATATAAACATCAACATCTATTTCACCAATTTGGGTAGGATCAATAGCGTCATCATCTCTTGATACGTTATATGTTAGCGTTGATTGGTCTGCAATATGATGAATACCATTTGGAGGTTGTAGCCGGAATCCATTCACTTCAACAATAGCATGACTTTGATTGGCATACTCTAAATCATTCTGTAAAATAAACTGTCGATCACCAGTGTATTCAAATGATTGAAGTCGTGGGTAAGAGTAACTGAACTCCTTCTCTGTCTCTCCCAGTACAAATACCGAAATCAATGCACCATCTGCAATACTTGAAAGTAGCTCAATCTCGGTATTTGGTGCTGAATCGCTATAATCAAAGTTGGTGTATTCTTCTCCATCTACCAAAATTAGTATCTCAGTGATTTCTTCAAACTTTACTGAAATCTCGATGGTATTATCAACAATGTCTGCACTGTTAAACGATTTAGATAATAATTGATTGCCTCCCCCAAGACCAAACGCCTCAAACCTAACAATGTTCCCCGTTCCTGCACCAGTTAATAAAGTGATCGTATTATTGACCCAATCAATATCATAAGCATCTTGAGGAAGTGTTGCACCAGATGTCATATTTGTCACCACAACTGCTGTAATGGGCGAGCCTAATTCAGGAAGAGAATATGTACGCCTAAGAGATGCTGATTCAACTTCAATGTTCTTTACCGCAACGTCCCATGCATGTCCATTATTATTGGTGTCAAACCCAACTCGCGTTGACACTGTCATATCTAGCGTATCAAATGTCGAGCCGGGTACCAATTCTTCTGGAGCATGACTGGCATAAGTGTCAATAAAGTCTCCGCCATTTACTTCAATGCCGTATGTGCGAGTATCTTCTAGAGCACCATCATATGCGGGTGCTGCATCTGTTCCCAAGAATGTGTCTGTGAAATTACTATAATATTCAACATCCAAAATCTTATCACTGTATGTTGGGCGTGTGATAGTAGCGGTTAATGTTATCTGTGTATCAGCATCAGGTGCTGTATCAAATGTAATCGTACCCACCGTAACAGGAGAGAAAGAATCTAATACAAAATCTGTATCTTGTGTTTGCTCTATTCCATCAATCGCTACTGATACACTGATTATGGTTGTCGAAAGCCCGTCGTCTGGGTACCCTAGTTCATAAGTTGCAGTCGACCCATCGCCGATGTATTCAGCTGAAACTTCATTTTCAGGTCCAACATCAATATTATCAAACGGGGTTATGTCAAATGCCGATATATCATATCCAGTATTTTCGTTAAACCTCGGGGCAGACACCTGCACTCCCGGATAATCAATGCCATCCACCAAAAGAGCCAAATCATCACCAGTTGTTCGCGGTGCTGGTACATAATACCCCGCAGTTCTGTCAAGACCACTTAACTCACCAGCTGGTACCCTTTGATAGTTTTCAAGAACAAATTCATCACCAGAGAACAATATACTGCTGTCGTTGGTATTAATAACACGATAAACTTCGTTTTCATAACGCACCAAATCATTTTCAGCATAAAAAGTATTTGGTTGCCAATCTGAAACTGTACTCTGATATTCGCACCTGTCATAGCGAATAGTAACAAGAGCGTTTCTTGGTCCTTGTGTTTCCATTATCGGAACAACACGTGCCCCAGAACCATTGCCACCAACTAAGTTAATGGTTGGTGTATTAATGTAACCGGAACCAGATTCTACAACTTCCACACTAGTAACTCTGCCAAAGACATCCAGTCTTGCACGGGCGGTTGCTGGAATATCTGCGTCACCAATAATTTCTACTTCTGGCGGGATGTTATACCCAGAACCACCGGCAAATACTGATATTGATTCTATTTTTAATAAACGATTATTAAACCATTCTGAATATTTTCCATCTAACCATGTGTCAGAATCAATATCGACGCTGCTAGTGGTGCTCAATCTTCCAGTTTCATCTAATACTGGACTTACAAATTGATTCTGTTCTGAATTCCATTCGGCAGGCAAGTCAAAATCAGTAATATCACCTCGGAAAAGTTCTTCGCCTTGATATTTGAGATTAAACTGCCTTACTTTAACATGATACGGCTTGACCTCATTGATGTAGTCAGCAACAAATGTCTGGTTATCTTGTTGATATACTCTGAAAGGCTCTAGTGACCGGACTGTATGATCTACATCAACGAGACTGGTTTTTTCTAGCCACTCTGGTGTAGTCTGTTCTGAAAGAATATAATTAAATAGCAGAACGAGAGCAGCATTTCTTTCTATTCCTAGCTCATTGATTAAGAGGTCATCGTTGATTGCCTCAATGATCTCACGAGTTTCGCGAACTGGTCTTTCGTCAAAGAATTGAGCATCAAAGACTTCATTATCAAATCCATATCTTCCAGCAGTGTTATCTGCTATAACCAAATCAAATTGTATAGTCGCAGATTGAGCAGCGACACGCGTCCATGAATTATTTTCTCGGAGATATATCTCCCACTGCCCTGAACCATCATTATCTACACGGACCAACTCACCATTGGTCGCATTCAAAGTTTCTAAGTCTGAAAAAACATTAACGGTTTGGTCTAGAAGAGTTTCACTCGAATAACCTTCACTGTACCAATCTACAAAATTCCAATATTCTTTAGTATTGAATGTTTGTATTCTAACTTGATTTAAGTTTTTGTTTTCATCTAATTCGTATATTGACCACAATCCATCAACAGTATCATCGTTTAATATAAGATAACGATATCCAGTTGGTACTATTGATAAGTTTTGATATTCTAGTTCTAGTAATGTTTCAAGTTTTTTATTCCACTCTCCACTAGCAGTATCTGGGATAGGTTCTTCAGAATTTAATCGTGTAAAGTCACGTGACTCAGCAATAGGAAGAGTTAGCAAGACACGATTTACCTGACTTAAGTAGTTATGCAACGCTGATTCGCGATCTTTAAACATACTTTGTCTAGGTCTGAAATCTATGCCATACAACTCTGATGGTGGCAATGTTACATCTGGTACCAAGTTCCCTTCCGTATCTGCCCCACTTAAACTATCTAGTAATTTTCTGTATATTTGTCCTGTGACAAACCCATCAGCACGATTCTCTGGTATTAGTTCATATTCAACATGAACTTGATTTTGAGTTTCTATGCGATCAAACTCCACGTGAAGAATGCTGTTCTCTCGGTTTATCAACTCTTTGCAGTTGAAAAGTCCAATTGTATTAGTGGATATAGGTGCGAGGTAAGGAATACCACTTGAACGCGGCGATTCAATATACTGCTGCACTGCATTAAGCCCGAGAGTTTTTCCTGCGTTTCTGAATATGGAATCAGTATTTGACACCCAGAAATAGTATTGGTTAGATATTATTTGATTATCAAACACACCGCCAATGACAGTAAATGACTCAGTATCTTTGGGAACACCCGGACCCTGATATTGTGAAGGAGGAACATCACTTTCAACCCACTGGTACAACTCAACTTCACTGCCTGATACTGCTTGTGCCCAACGTCTGCTTGCATAGGTAATGTCACTAGAATGATACTCTGTTAAACGATAGTTAGAAACATCCCACCAAATTTTACCGACGTGTTGATCACGCCAAGAATTTGCATTTGACGTGTTTGGTCCTTGATTATATCCTGCTGGATCGAGCGGAGTAATGAAATCAATGTTCTCTTTTGCAGCACCTAGTATTTTTCCTTGTAGAGGGTCAATCCAATCAAGGTATCTTAATACGCTATTGTTGTCCGCGTCATACACATATATCGAGTTAATAAGTTTGCTATCTACTTCTTTAACTTGTTGATCAATGGCTTGCCACGCGGGTTTGCGGTCTAGATTATTAAATACGTAGATTTCTCCTGCATTTCGGTTGGGTGCCCCAATCAATAAACGACCATTGACATAATCAACATCAAAACCAAACTTATCCCCAGTAGATATTACATTTACAAACATTTGCTGACCAAAAACAAATTTACCGGGGTTAAGAGGGCTAGCATTTACACTTGGTAAAAAGTCAAACGTATATACTGTACCAGCTTCTGCAACTGTATCAATGAATGTTGTTGCTCCATTGTCAAAACTTAGATCACCTTCATTTGTCCATGTGCTTGCGGTTGTTAATGTTGCACCGGGTGAGCCAATGACTAAATTATCAGCTTCAGTATCAATTTGGACAATGTGCCCAAATCGTGCACTTGTTTGAACTTGTGGCGGAAAGATTGTTTGTGTGCGACGAATAGGTGCAAACCCTAGATCGCTAAATGCTGTGCCTACGCCCGGAAGAACAAGTAATTTATTAAAATCTGCTTGTGCTCTTGGTTCTACTGCATTTATAACCAATCTGCCTTGTGAATTTATACTGGCTTGCACATTTGATATATTTGCATCATTAATGTCTTGTGCAAATACCGCAGTCCATGATGATTCAACCCAAAAGTCTGTATTTGTAATTGCTATACCTGCAGGAACATCTTGTATTGCTAGATAGACATTACCACCAGACAAACGGAAGTCACCTTCGCTGTGTGTAGCTGCAGCAACATGTGATGCAACGGCAGATACTTCAACATCAATATTATTGATTCTTACTGTGTTTCCGGGTGTCAATTCTGCAGTTGCAGTGGTTGATGTCGCAATCCCATAAATTCTTGGGCTATTAACAAATCGTTCTGCTGATCCACCATTTTTAACTTGACTACTATCCCCCGGAGAACCAATGTATAAACTACAATTTGTAGGACACTGGCTCAGGCTAAATCCAAATTCTGCACCTTCTTGCTGAATTTCTGCGGTTAATGTTTGTAATTTAGTAAATTCTGCGGTTTCTACTTCTAATACATCTCCAATCTCAAAGTTGGAGTTAGAAATATCAATGTTCGCATTTGTTAAAATTGAATATTCACTTTCCAGATTGTATTGAGGCACTGAATTTAATTCAGAAGGAATCAAATGCTTACCATTAATCTGTACTGGAATAACCGACGTATTAAGAATGTCAGAGTCACGGCGTGGGTCATAAACCGTTTGTGTTCGACTGTCTATTTCAAGCCGCTCAACAATTCTGTCAAATACGAAAACTTGTCCCGGCGTTTGTTCATTGCCGACGCAACCAATTGCTACTTGTCTTCCATCTGTGGTGGTGTCAAGACTAGAACCAAAATTGTTTAAAGTAAATTCAAGGTCGCCAGAAACCGCACTATTGGCCGGTGCGTTTAATGTAACGCTGTTACTATCAGCATCAGTCGATACCACGTATTGACCAGAATTAAATCCTGTTCCCGATACTACCATTTGCGGAACAATACCAGCGACATCATTTAGTGTTATTGTTTTATCAGCACCAGATACATATGTTTTAGTTTGTGCTGGTATCTCAATAGTATTCACGTGTTTAAAATGTGTGCGGGCCCTTACTAAAATATCTTGGTCGATTATCTCTGAATCACCACCAACAAATTCAATTGTATTTGCTGCATTATCAAAAGTATAATCTACCCCAGCACGCAATATAGATCCGTTTTTAAGTACTGTAAAACTATCGATATGATCATCTACGCCAATTAGTTGATCAAGCACTGGGTTAAACACTGTTATGGTGCTGCCCGTAATAGGTGCAGAATCAAAACTTAGTATTTGTCCGGTTATCGTATAATCTGTGGATAGGGTTTGTTCCGTATTGTCAACAAAGACTCGCAAACTAGAAGCATCGATCACTCCAACAGAAGTAATATTAAAGTCCGTTGTTGTTCCGGTTCCACTGCTTCTGTAAGTTAAAGAAATTTGTTCTTTTCTTGTAATTACTACGGGTTCTCCTGCACCCGGTGCCGTTGCAAAGCTAATAAGATTGTCTGTTGTATTGACAACATAATCGCCATTTGTTCTTGAAAAAACTTTATTATTAACAATTACAGAAAGCTCATCACCGCTATTCGATGACCCAATAATGATGCTACCATCAAAACTAAATTCGGTAGTAGCACCATCTGCAATATACCTAATCGATTGTGATTGTCGATCGACGCGTGCATATACATAAACACGGTTCGCACCCGGAGCAGAAACATATGCCCATCGTTCATCGTCACTTATGGCAACCGACTCACCAAACTTATCGCCATCACTGCCGGTAGAGTCTAACAATAATTGTGTTTGATCATACTGTGGATTTGCTGGGCTTTCTTTAAATATTACACCAGCATATCCTTTTGCATTGTCTGACTCTGGAGCACCAACTATTGCCCAATTAGAATTTCCCGCCGCGATTGATCGTCCATAACCTTTTATTTCTGGTGTTCTTGAAGACAATACAGCAACAGAATCATAAGACCCGTCTCGATTTAAAATATATGCAAATACTTGTCCTGCAGAATCCGTGCCACCAGCTGGAGCACCTATGAGGACCCCTGCACCGTCAAATCCTTGTGCAATTGCAGCACCATACTGATCTGTATCCGCTTGTGGGATTAAGGTGGTAGTTGTGCTAAATGGGGCTTGTTTTTCTAATACCTGCCATGTGCCGTCACCACTATCATCTACCCATGCACGATCACCTGACTCCAATGCGGTGGAATAACTAAGATTAATTACATCACTTGGCTGTTTAACTCTTGCTGATTCAAATGCTAAAGCAATGCCATCACCGGTTTCTTGTGTCTGTAAGCTCGGAAGACTAAAATTAATAACAGCAGTAGTAATACTAGGCACTGATTCAATTTCGTATGTTCCATCAACAAGATTAGAAAAGAATTTTATAATAATTCTATCGCCAACCGACAACCCGTGTGGTGATGTGAATGTGATTCTAGATTGTCCATCAAGATTATCATCAAGTTGTATTATTTTTGTATCTAATTTTATTATATAATAAACATTCCAGTCAAAATCAGAATCACCAGCGACCCATACCGTAGTTCCGGGCCCAATTGCATCAATAACTTCTTGATTGTTTAGCTGGTTTAATGAAAATACTTGGAAATCAACGTCATCGCTGTTGACATATCCAGCTGTAGGAAGATTTGTATCTGGACGATTGCGTGTTAGTTCAGGCAATATGTTTGTGTCAGTAAAGCGTCTGCTTTCTTTGTATAACTGGTCAAACCGAACAGTTTGATCAGCGACCGTATCATTGCTGTTGTCAATTATAGAAATTGTAGATGGATTCGCCTGCAATAGTGGGCGGTTTAATGCTATTTCAAAATATGAACGGTTTGCATTAGCACCATAGGTGCCTTGTTTTACTGCCCAGTTCTCAAATACATTGTACTCAGCCTTTTCTTTACCAAAATCTGCTGCCGATAATAGTTGCGTTGCTGGAAGCGTTCCCTTTGCTGCAATGAAATTGCTGTATATGTTAGTTTGAGTGATATCGTCTAAATTAAGATTCTCTAGATAGTCCCGTGGGCGGAATCCTATTATGCCCAAGCCTAATAAATCTGCATCATTATTAAGATTTGCAGAATTTTTATTGTAATAGTCAAGAGCATCATCGGCTTTAGTTGCAATGTTTGGTAGTAGTCCTTGACGACTATCGTCAAAATCACTTAATAACCAATTGTTATAATCAAATTCTTCTGAAGGCTCAACTAACTCTCTTGCACTCCACAACTGATTTTTGAAACGTACAATTTCGCCGCGTGCATATTTTTTATTAGGTTGCCATTCTTCAATATTTGAATCCGAAATAATGAATCCCGGAGCGTCAGGGCGACCTGCCCAATTTGTTGTGCGTGACCCTGAAAGTAGTAGACGTTTCTGGCGGTTCCCCGTTGCTGGGTCATATAGCAAATCAGAAAATATACTAGCGTTGTCGAGTATTAATAGTTGTTCATAGTTGACGAAGTTTAAATCGGCATATCCGATAAGTTCTTCAGTCAGCACCTGAATTTCTGTCAAATCCCCACTTCGGTCAACATTATAGTTAATCGGTTTAATTGGTCGGCGATTTTGATTAAGAAGAATACGTGGGTCACTTGAAATATCTTCAAGAAGACCTGCTGCTCTGTTTACTGTAATTTTTTCAGCACTAGGGTTTAGGTTTATAATATTATTGGTTGCCCAGCCTTGCTGACTCCAATACACAAACTCTTTTGCCATTTGTAACCAATCAAGCACATATCCATTACTACGAGAGTCGAATTGCATTCCTCTGGCACTGAGTTGTCTGCCATAACTTATTAGAAAGTCAACAACCGCGTCTCGTGTCCTAAATGTATATCCGTATGGAACACGAACAATATCTGTTTTAAAATCTTTTGGGTATCTGATTGTGGTGTCATTAATTGCAAAAGAACTAAAATTTCCATTTGGAATACTTTCTGTAATTTCAAAATATGGCCGTGCTGAGCTATTTCCCCAAACTGTCCATCCATCATCACTGACTTGTACAATTACTGAACTAAAAGATATACGAGCATCAGGTTCATTGCTGTATAATAAAAGTTGATAGCTCTCGTCAGGAATCATCAAGCTGCTGTTTTGGGTATTGGGGGTAAAGTTTTCAGCAAATAATTTTAGATACTGCTTATCAGTAAATCCAGCTAAACGATAGCAGAGCCTTACATCAATATTTGAAAAACAATCATTGATACAGTCTTGTCCAGTCTCTCCTAACTGTTGCTCATAATCTGCAATCCAGTTAAAGTAACTATGTTGAGGATCTCCTTGACCATAACTCATCAAAGCTGTTACGTCGAGTCTGCTTCTAGAATCAAACAGATACTGATCAAATTCTGGCTCTAAACGATAACGATCACGATCAATACCAGTCGCAAAGTATTTTGCTGGTCGTGTGAGTGCTATTAACTTTTGTATCACAAACGGATAGGTGCTGCTGCGTCTCCAAGCACTCTCCACCGGAGCACCATCTCCAAATACCCATCTTTTTCTAAAGTCTTGTGCATTGTAACTGTTAACCACAGCAGACAGGGGTGACTTAAGATTTCCATGCCCATCAACAGGTATGACTTCTAAAAGCCCATCACGTACATGTGGTTCACTAATGTACTCACCACTTGGGTCTCGTACACGCCCATCTGCAATATCTCCCCACAAAATTAAGTTATTTTCAGTGTAAGGTGCAGGACCATATGTGTCATCCCACCAAGTTGGTTTGTTGACCAAACCAAGCATCTCCCAAGGGCGTGTATGTGGGCTGTCAGTATCATAAAAATACTCATAAATTCCACGCCAATGACCCTGCAAAATTTCTCCGTCAATAATTTCATTAGTGGTAGAATAATTGAACGTAAATTCATTTTCAGACAAGTATGTCTGTTCTTTATAATCCAATCGGTTAAGCCCAGACCAAGTTAAAAACTCTGTTATAAGAATATTATTAATTTCACCGATGCTATAATCTGTTTCTCTAAACTTACCGGGAACAATATCGCTCTCAAGAATTGGTGTTTCTGATGATACTTTGAGGTTATTATAAATTCTTGATTCAAATTCTAAAATCACATCATCTCGGATATCGTTGTATGCTAATGTAATTGAACCATCGTGGCCCTGTATCACATCTGCAGGCTCGACAAAAGTATCATCGCTAAACTTACGTGGCTTGTAGGCTGGATATAGTCCTATCTTAGTCGGTGTGTTGGGAACAAAACTTGAGTTTGTTTTTGTGTATTCTCGTATACGAACAACATCACCTACTCCAAGAGCAGAAGTAATGGTAATTGATGGGGTGTCAGTAGATACCACATAATCTTCATCTTTGATTAATATGGTATCATTAACATAAACCATCAAACTTTGACGGTTTGCACTCGAAAAATCATACACATAGATTGTGTCAAACTCTTGACCAGTGACCTCACTTACTAGTGTTTCACTATCAACATACTCGATTCCGCTTGGTAGCATATCACTATAATAAAAAGCACTATTTTCACTTTTTTCTGATGCAATTTGTGCAACAACTTTGTCAAGAATATCCCAAGCAGGGGAAAATCCAAAGTCTTGATTAGTAACTGCATCAATTATTCTGGTTTTGTAAGATTCATATGCCCTTGCGTTGAATTCCAATGCCTCAAAAAATTCAATTCTGCCAGATCGCAATACTGCACCAGTAGGAATCATTGAACTACTATGTTGGATTATATCTGTACCAAAGGGGACAATGTTCCCTAAATCGCGACTATTGTTTGTTCCATTAATTTGCCCACGCAATTCTGGAATATTCTGAACTAGTGTTTGGTAATGATTTCTTATAGTACCAAGCGTTACCGTTTTTGATTCTTCGTTAAATGGATTCTTTTCTAAATTTTCTGGTATCTGGTAAAAGCCAATTTCTGATGCTTTGTTTGATAGAACACGAACTTCAACAACAGAATCATTTTCTGGTTCGTTGGTGAAACTTATTATCGTACTATCGCCGCTAACCTTCACATTATATTGCGATGGTGGAACAAATTCAGTACCTATCGAAATATTAACTGATGGTACAGCGTTTACCTCAATAACTGGAACATCTAAAGTAATATCACTGCCTGATTGATATATAAAACGGAATACTTGTTTTTGTTGGACAAGAGAATTTGCCTTCTGCCACCCAATACGTCGTTGATATGTGTTATCCTGACTATATTCTCTAACATATCCAGAATTGACTAGTCGTGTTTCTCCTGTACGATTATCCACATAAGAGAACGTATCAGAGTAGAAATTATTATCAAATACAATATCACCAACATTATTAATGGTTAAGAATTCTAGCGGGAATCCTAATATATCGTCTTCAACGCCTGTACCAACTGCATATGAAAAGAGCTTAGATCCTGAAAAATCACTTCCAGAATATTTGGTTTGGTCACCAAAACTTGTTTCTTTATCATCGAATACATCAAAAAGAGGCGACTGATTGACACTGGTTTTTTGCTGTGTTGGTATCCATATAGAACCATCATATCTAAAACTCTTGCCTTGACTTTGGATGCCGCTCTTAATAACAATTGTGTCATCTGCATCTATTGTTATCGGCAACTCGTTTAATAGTACTTGTTGATTGCCATCATTATTTGGATCTTTAAGTGATACCTCATAGATTTTATTTCTAACTCTATCGTCAGTATCATTTGCAAAAATAATACGTGTTTGGTCTAAGAGAGTAACACCATCAATGCTATAACCAAGACTACCATTGACATTAGTAAATGCATCCGTTTGACTAAAATCTATAATATCAACCGGAGGTTTCGCAACATTTCCAAAATTGAAAAGTCGTAGTCCTGCTCTAAATTCTAATATTGGTCGGCGGGCTTTTTGGTCATTATCAATAAGTGTATTTGTGTTGTTGTATTCTGCGGTTAAGCGAATAACATCTTCATGGAACCATCTGTTCGAGCGGGTCCACGGATTCAAGTCTGGGCTTGCACGGTTGATAGTAAAATAATCTTGTTCTTGTGGTTGATTGAGAGATTCCTCAAAGTTGCCAACATCAAATGGGAATTGGTCGAATCTTATTGCATCACTATCAGTGTAAGTCTCTGGTGTGACGAAATTATCAACTGGCAATAACTGAATGCTGGTGCCAACACCTTCAACATAATACTGCTGGTCAGCAAAGGTAGAAGGCTCAACCAATCCTCTAAACTGGACTTTTAATCCGTTCGTAAATTCAACGCCATTAGGGCTTGTATAAAATCTACTTCCTAGAATTTCATCAACTTCGAGCAATCCTCGTTGCTCTTGCTCTACCAACAATATACGACCAAATAATTCAGGATTATTTGAATCTTGATAGTATAGGGTGTCTTTTATTGCCGATAATAGTGGAATTTCTTCAAAATTATTCTCTGCATCACGATAAAAACTTCTGTTGGCATTTTCATTTCCAAATTCTACAGAAAATTTGTTTAAAACAGGAATTTCCTGCTCAGATGTTAGCTTTAAATAATCTCTGCCATCATTGCCCTCAATGACTGCGATTTTCCATATACTCTTGATTTCGGATAAATTTGTTATCGCTGATGTTTGATCCCATGAGGTGGTATCAAACGACCCAGTAGTACCATCAAGAGTGTCATCTCTATTATCAAATTCTTCTGTAAACCCGCTTCCATCTGTAAAATTTCCACTGGTCAATAAAGGATCAAAAAATGTTGTTTGGTTCCACGATCCACTGTCAGCTGGTTGTGTTATAACTAATGTTTTACCATCAAGGTCGGTGATACCATCTATCCCGCCATATTCACTGAGAAATTCATCGAGGTATCGGTTATTAATTTCATCAAAGCCAATATCAGTTATTAAATCAACTGTTCCAACACTTTCTAAATTATAAAAGAAACTTTGCTCATTACGCTCTGGCACATTAAATGTAATAGTGCCTGTGTCCGAACCATTATTAACAACGCCCAATACATTGCGTGATGATTTGTTTGGTGATTCTTCTAGAACACCTGAAGTTCCCGGCTCGCTCTGAATCCAGAGCGGATTACCGGGTTGATTAAGTTCAAATGTATAACTTCCGCCGCGTACAAGTGTTATAACTGGATTGTTCCCTGCCAATCCTTCTAACGAGTAACCAGATGCTTGTCTATCAACTGCAAAACTATCTGTAAATGGCACTTCTGTGGCGGAAACATCAACAGCATCTGGTCCTGCTGGTAGCCAATAATAACGATTAAAGTTACTGAACTTATCAAAGTCAATGAATGGATCCCACGCTGCGTATTCAGCTTTAAACAGCCTGTCATGACGAGATACATCGGCACCGTTATTGACTAATGCATCGAGCATTCCGGGATAAGTTATGGCATCGGTTGCTTTGCTGGATTCGTTTTCTGTGAACACCACCGCAGGCTCAAGCTGATAATTCGCACGGTTCGCTGTCAATTCATCTATGAAATTATCAGTAGTTTTATAGCCCGGCGTATTAATTCTGCCGATATACCCCTGAATACGCTCGAACTCTTGATTGCGTGATAATTGGTCTAGAGTGGACGATAAGAATTTTCGATTTGGTTCTGTACGAAAAATCTCAGGTAGTAAATCAATTGTTCTTGTTAGTTGTGCCATATTAAATTTGTGTAGTCGTTGGTGAAATTCTCAAAGTAGATGAGGTCAGTGAATCTACAACCTCTACGTCATTTACAGTTGCCGCATTTACAAATATTTCATCTGGTTGTGAACGCACTTCGTAGAGGTCTCCAAAACGCTTGTTGAGATCCAGTGGTACCAATACCACGCTAGATACTATGTCACCCAATTCTTGGTGCAAGTATGCACTCAATTCTGAAAAGTAAAATGTATCTCCAAAATCCCAATTCTCTATTGTAAAGTAATTATTCATTTCAGAAATAACCCTACTTTTAACTTCACTGTCACTTACCACTGAATTACGTTGTTTAACAACTTTAATTGTGGCTTGTAATTCTACATCTGCTTTACTTCCAAAAAGTGTTTTAAACTTAGCACTGTTTAAAATGATATTATCTGAAATCATTTTAAAATCTTGCAATTCACTATATTCCTGTGATAACTGCTCAATAGATGGTGGGACAGGTTCTGCTACAGTGTTTGTGCTATCATTAATATATTGTTGATATGCTGAATAATAACCACTCGTTATAACATAGATATCAATAATGTTTGTGCTGCCCGGATCTATTCGACGACTATTTGGAGAATTATGGCGATATTGAAAATCAATATCTTGACGACCGGTTCGTGCAAAAAAATCATCTCGCTCTGTTAAAGTACCTACTCCATTAGAGTCTGAAAATTGCCAGAAATGTTCTTCGGAAGTTGCATAAAATATCTGACCATCTACCAAACGTTGTCTGTTTTGTAGAATTTCGTCTTTCGTTGAATAAGAAGAATTAATTACGCCACTTGATACAACCTGTAAGCGTTCTAAATTATCAAAATCTACAATTCTTTGAAGAAATACAAGCTTTTGGCTTGGTGAGCGACTAGGATTGACAATCTCACGGAAGAAATCAGGGTCATCAGCTACACCATCTGAGTCAGAATCTGCATAGCTAATAAGAACACTAAAATCATTAACAAACCCGTCACTTTGTTGTGGCTGTCCAATAATATCTAATTTGTTATCAAATGCTATTGGTTGTGGGCTATCTGGTTGACTATTGGTTTTCAATACATTAACAAAATCATTAATTACTGTTCCATTCTTACTATCAAACACTGTTTCATTATCATTATAATAGAATCGCGTTTCCAATACGGACGCAAAATAATATTCTAATGAACGACTTTTGACCGTGAATACCTGCCCTTGTGTTGTGAATTGCACCAACCACGAAGCATCCGCGTTTATGCCGGTAGTGTTTTTTGCATTATCTAAATTAAATTCAGCATCTTCAGCTAGATTGGTACTGGTGATAATATACCACTCTCTGTTGTCACTATCATAACCAAGACCAAAATTGCGGAATAAACGAACTTGTTCAACAATTTGTTGTTCAAAATCTACTGGAAAATCAATTACAAATTTTGGTATAATATCAGTAATAATTGCACCACTAGGAATTCTTTCATTTAGTGTGATAGGGCCTACACCATCTGGCAAATTTCCGGTACCAAAGTTAGTACCGTCTTCTATTATCTCGACTGGTGTTGCCCATATAAATGATTTCTCGTTGCTTCTAGTTGGTGTTCCTATTACCAATTGATTATCACTAGTAAAGTAGAATCCAGCAGGTGCTTCAAACTTTATCAAGGCACCGGGCTCAATGTAGCGTCGAGTGCTACTGGTGAATTCACCAACACTTTGCGGTCTAGAAATAGATTCCGAATAAAAGAATCCAGTTGTTTGGTTGATTTTTGTGGTCGACAAATTCCACTCTAATTCTTGAACTGCAATATTAGGGCGTGAAAACTGATCATGATAAAACTGAATTGTTGAACGTCTAGATACAAGTGGCTCGACTCGATTAACAATAGTGTCAGCGATATCATTTATTGTATTCCATGTAAATGTAAAACTTGGTTGTCCTTGCTCACGATACAACGCACCATCACTTGCAAATATATTTGTACTGGAATATTTTCCTGTAATGTCAATCAAATCAAGATAACGATTTGTGCCAACGCTGCTCCGGTTGACTGCTTTACTTTTGATAATGCTGCCGAATTTTGTAAATGGGAAGTTATTGTAATCTTCACCATTTACCATTCTATTTTGAGTGTAGTATCGTGCTGGTGCACGCTGTTTGATTTCGTCTAGTGTTTCTCTAGAGCGGGCATTGCTTACCGGAGTCTCAAGTGCAACAGTTAGTGTTAGTGTTTCGTTACGACCACTGCGACTAACATATGAAACGGGTATCGTGACAGACTGTAAATCTTCTGTGGTTATGACATAATTCAAACCGTTATTAACACGCAATATTGTGCGGAAAAATCCTAATGGCATTTCGGCGAATACACCATCACCAAAATTAAGAGTAATTTGGTCATTTGCACGACTGCTAACCGAGTAATAATATCGGTCATTTGAATCATTTTGTGTTCGGCTTGAGTAGATGTTCTCTACTTGTTCCCACTCACGTTGTAATTCACCATTTGTGTCTAATTGGTTTAACCAAACGTCTTGGTCATTGATGCCACGAACATCAATTTTTATTTGGCGATTAGGTACTTTTTCAGTTACACGAAAATCTTGGAAACGAAGTGTGCCTTGTTTAAAATATAAAAAATATCCAGTATTATCAGATGCAAAACCTAGCCCATCATTGCGGAACAACACATTGAATTGTCCATTTGCTCGTGGGGTTGGTTCATAAATTCTATTTTCATCAGCACTCGTTGCGGATATCGCTTCAAATGCCATATCAATACCATTAACAGTAGCGTTGAATGGGAATACTGGGAGAAGCCCAGATGACAAATTGACAGTGTATTCTTCTGTACGCACGCCCAACAACTCTTTGCTGTTTGATGGATTTCCTATGCGTTGAGAATCAACGAGTGCGGCATTAAATATTGAGTTGAATTGTTCCTGCCAGTTTTGATTGGTTGCATCATTCCAGTTTATTACTGTGTCAGCAAGATTGTTGCCTGCAAAATCACGAACAGTTTCTGTTGTTGAAACGGACTGTACTTTTAAAAACCCACTTGCAGATTCTGCACGCTTGGGTGTATAACTTATTAAGTCTGCAGCCTTCGTTACTGAGTCCCTGCGTTCAGCAGTTTCTAAAAAGTTTTCTCGGGCATTTAAATCTGATCTAAAAGATAGTGATTGCCCCATAAAGGCAACAACGTCGAGTAGTGCGATAAATTCAGAACTTTCAACATAATCATTGAAGCTTTCTGGATAATACCGTCTGAGATAATCAACAAAACTTTTTCTTAAAGTTTCATAGTCATAACTCTGGAAATCTGCTTCCCGGTATGTTTCATATATTCGACGCCAGTCCTCGACGCCAAAAACGGAAGTTTGTCTTGTTGTCTTTGCCATTCAGATATTTATGGCAAAAGTTAAAACCGCAGTTAATCTAGTTGGACTGTACGGCTACTTTCATCAAATTGTAACCGTAAATCTAGCGGAGTAGCACCTGAGTTAATTAAAAGCGACATTTCTAGCAATACGCCACCATCTCGGGTGAATACATTTATATCTTCTACAGCAAGACGAGGGTCATTGGTAACTACTCTTTCTGCTTCTTCTACGATTCTACCAACTACAGAATCGTTTAGTGGTTCAAATATAAATGACCAGATAGAGCTACCATACTCAGGGTTTCCGGGCTTTTCACCTTGACGAATATTAAATGCATTTAATAAATCAATTTTTATTAAATCAACATCAAGTGCTGCAAATTTTTTAAAACGATTTTTGGTAGTGAATCCACGAAAAGTAACCATAATGTATATTTAACCTAACTGGTCTGGCACACCATCATCAGGTGTAGTAAATGGTGGTACTTTTTTCGCAATAATTCTATCGGCTGCTTGAGTAAATGCCTCGGGGAGATCTGATGTGTTGACATCTATTAACGGACTTCTAGTTCCGGTGCCACCGCCGCCACCAAAAAAGCTTCCAAGTGCTGGGATTTTTTGTATTGCAAAGTTAACCGCATAGTTAGCACCGGCTGCGGCGATATTAATGTCACCAAGATTATCAGTTAAATCAGAAATTTTTCCGCCAATATCGTCTGCAATACCGCCAATGCCACCATCAAGTGCTGAACTAAATCCCTCGCCTATACTTGCCAATGACTCACCAAAATCTCCAGCAATATCACCTATTGATTCGCTTAAGTCACCGGCAATATCTGTTACATTACTCGATGATGAAAAACTTTCAATCCACTGTTTAGTAACACCAACGCCGTTTTTAGTTGCAGTTTGAACAAACACTGCTAATTGTTCAGGTGGTTCTTCGCCAGTAATTAATCCAGCATCTTGAAGTTGCAAAAATCTATCTGACATTACTTGTTGTTGGATAGAGTCTTGCAAATCTACGTTATTAATTAGAGTTTCAATGCTCGTTGCACCTTCTCTGCCTGTCCATATTTGAGAATTTTGTACAAATGTTTCTAAATTTAAATCGCTGTTGTTAAAAAATTCAGTTGAGCCGGGCTTTAACACACCAATTTCTTCTAACTTATCTGGTGTAAATGCAAATTTGCCTATACCTTTTTCAGTTACTTCTTCAGCTGCTTGTCCAGTGTCTTTTGCTGCTTGTGCAAGGAGTGCAGTAACTTGTTGAGGTTCAATTGAACCCAATGAAATTTGTCCGGGGTTTTGAAGGCTTACATCTCCAAGGTCAATGCCAGCAAATTGTGTTTCTTTTGTGCTTTCAATTGCTGCAGATTGTGCTTCTGCTAGTGCAGCTGGACTTCTTGTTGACAAGCGTGTATCTAGTGCCACACCTAAGTTGTGTAAGGGATATGGCTCGTGTGTCGGAGCTCGTGTTACAATTGTTTTGAGTTCGCCCTGTTCAACTTGCCACCCAAGATTTGAATCATATTTTGACTCTGAAAGAGGGTATTTTGCAATTGGTGCAGGTTTTAAAACAGGAGTAGGGGGGAAGGTGTTTAACCCAATGACTCCGCCACGCAATGACAACAAATTATCTGATGAGAAGCTTCCTATTTTAGACTGAAGTGCCAACGTAACACCAGAACGAATTCCAACAGATTTGTCACCATTGATTGATACTGCATTATTAGAATTAAGAGATAATGAACCTGCCGATTGTGCCGTTAAGTTTTCTTCAGAATTTAGGTTAAGGAACTTCCCTGCATTGATATTAACATTTTCATCAGCGTGTAAGTTCAAATCACCTTGTGTTCTCAAGTTGATTGAATTTGACGAATAAACATCTACTGTTCCTTCTTTGCCAAATTCTAACCATGTTTGCCCATTTGCGTGAGTGATATAAAAACAATCACCAGAGTCACTCATTGTAATTTGGTGACCTCGGGCAGTTCGTATTCTAACCATTTGATCACGACCATCCAAGTCGCCATCATCCATTACAAAACTGTGCCCACCTTTGCGAGCAACTACTTTTGCATCTTCAGGTGATATTTCACCTGAATCAAGTTTTTCACGAATTTCTGAATCTTCAAGGCGAGTGTCATACACTGGACGGCCCGGTGATGAGACACCATATACAGAGCTTGGTGTTTCCCTCTGGCTAGTTGAACCAATTGTTCCGCGAACACGATCTTGTAGTAGACCTTGTTGGAAAAGCTGATTAGCAACTACACTGTGAACTGGTTTTTTTACATTTGGAAAGTTTTGATCAGCAAGAATGGAGCGATCTTCATCGTTAAGTTCTGTGACTGGTAAGCGATATTCACCTGCGAATAATTTTCTTTGATCGTCGGATAAATTTACATTTTCACGCTCAGCACCAGCAATTCCCGGTACCATATGAGAAACACCCGGTTCTGGTATACATCCAAGATAGTATCCGTCATTGTGCTTTCCAGCCGGAAAAAAACAAAGAACTCGAATTCCTATGTCAGGTGGGGTGAACCACATCCCATAAGAATGCCGATTTCCTTCATATGTCCCGATGCCTTCGGCATTTCCAGATTTTTCAGTTGTTCCAAAAAATGGAGACAGATAACGAACAGTTCTCCATAAAGACGAATCAGATTTGTCAGGGCCCGCGAACTCCTCAATATAAACACTCACACGACCTAGTCTTAATGGGTCAATGTTATTACGAATTTCACCTATGTAAGGACCTGTTTCAACTGACACTCCGCCGCGATCAAATTTAAACCCTTGTCCTTTTCCTTTTCCGCGTATTATATTTTCAGTCATGTTGTCTTTCTTTCATTTTAATCATCATCCAGTGATGTTGGAGGTGGTATCAAATCGACTCCAGCCTGCACTCCGGGATTGCTTGTTGTATCTGCCGATTGAAAAGTATTTCTATTTGATTCTTGAAATCCGCGATTAATTCGTTCAGTGACGTCAAACATCAAAGTTGCTGAGATTTGTTGTGTAAACTTTCCACCTGAAAAATTACTTAGCACTCTGTTGGCTCTATATACAAGTTTATGGCTGCCGGGGTCAGCATCTTTAGTTTTATTAAAATTTCTGATTGGCATTGTACCAGTTTTTTCAACATCATAATCTGTTGGAAGATTAAATGATAATTGAAAAAGTGGTTCTTGGGAGTCATAATTTATTGAATCGTCTGGTAAAAATTGATCAATATTAAAACCTCCTACTGAGTTATAAAATAATTCACTTTGTTGAATCCATGCTGGATCTCCCATCACTTTCAATTCAGCATACCCTTGATCGGCAGGACTATACAAAGAACTTGCGGCGTCTGCAGCTGGTCTTCCGGCTTCGCCGGTTTCCATCACTTCACTTTGATCTGATATATCAAGAGTGGTGTATTTTGAGGTAGAGGTTTGTGGGTTTCCTACACCTATATCAATGCCAGCCGTGGCGGCTTTGGGTGCCATTTTAAGGTAAAAAAGAGAATTAAATTCTTGTTCAAAGGCTAAGACTTCTGTATTTTCGCCGGTGAACCAATAATCATATTTTTTATGAACTCCTCTGAACTTCGCTGATGGGAAATATTCACTATGCAAATCATTTACTTTATACTTAGAAATATTGTATGTTATGTCATAAGCATATTCCTGCCTTCTAGTATCATACTCTTTGAAGTTTATATGTGTTGTTATTTTATACCATAATGGCGGAGCATCATCATCTTCTTCATTATTCTCGGTGCTGTTCTGATTTTCGCTGTCAATCGAACCAGCGATGCCGCGTGGTATTTGAAACTTTTTACTAACAAGTGTTACGCCCGCCGACGATGCGGAGTCCGGGTTGTTCCGATTCAAAGAACGGCTACGATCAACAGCTGGATCTGATGTTATGTCTACTATTTGTTGATTTGTAATATAAGTACTTGACCGTATAAGAAGATCTAATACTTGTGTCAATGGTTGTCCAGCAATTATTGAATATTTACGGCCCGCTGCTTGATTAAGGGGTATCGACTGGTTCACCGAATTATTGGTTCTCTCAACCGTTGGTAGATTTGCTAAATTTGAGGTCTCTGAACTATGAACTACCTTGGCCTTTTTTATGTCTTCATCGATTACAACATGATACTTGTTTGCTACCTCGGCACCCTTTTCTGCAGCACGAATTTCTTCATATCTGTTAAGTGCAGCTATTATTCCACCATGCAGCGTTTTGTTTGTTTCTTCGCCAATTGCATCATTATTATCATCATCATCATCAACAAACTCAGGTTCATCGCCACCGAATAGTTGTTCTATAGTTTGTCCTGATATTTCAATATTATAGGGCACAGAAGCATAAATCTGACCCAGACCCACATATTGATTAATTGCCAATGCTTTACAAGCATATACTACTGATTGATTAGCAATTGTAAACTTTATGCTTTCCCACATAAATGGTATAAATTTTTCAACAACTGCATTTGAATCTGTGGCACTTCTTGCATTATTTTCAGGTCTAACCAAGTTACCATCTTCGTCATATCCATAAAATTGAATAACCATAAGATAAGGCTGGCTTAACATGTTTTGATCCGAACCTTGAAAATTATTCACTGCATCACGCAAGCGATCCAAAAAACTAATTCCATATGGTTCAATGATATCAAATGCCAACCTTGTAGCGTTATGTGCACCTTGTGTGCTTTTGCCTGTGATTAATGATTCCATTTCAAAATTATCAATGTAAAAATCATCATCAAAAAATTGATTTCTTTTTTCATCAGATGACTTTATGCCACCTGTTTGTATTAGTAATGTGCTACCAAGAATATCTTTTACACCAGTTAATATCATATTTCTATAGTCATCCGGTTTCATCAAATAAATTGAAAGAGAATATGAATAACTTGTGAACTCAGATAAAATATTTGGGCGTGGAACTATTGTCGACGTAAAACTATTTGGAATAGATACTCCATCCCTTACTGTGCTTGTTGCATCTTCTTCACTATAATCGTCTGCTGACTCATTACCATCGTCATCCGGAACGGTTTCTGGTATTATGGGGTTTCCGGGTTGTCCCGGTGCAAAAGTAGACTGACCTCCCACACCGCCAGCTCCTCCGGGTCCTTGTCCTAACGGCCCGGTTCCCCCACGAAATACTCTTACTCCACTAGCTAAGTCGTTTTCATTCTCTGGATCTACCGTTCCGGAATCAGGTTCAGGGCGTTGTGTGTTTGCGTCTTCTGCTCTTGCCGCCTGATCCGTGCTTACAGTTTGTCCAGAGCTTTCTGCTGGGTTGCCGCCACCCCAAATACCTTTAGTTCTTACTAGACTTTGGTACACGTCTTCAACTGTTGCATCGGGGTCGACACGCAATATATCTTCCCGCTCTTCAGTAAAGATTTCTTCTGCACGCTTTCGCAGATCGGTTTCTGCCATTTTAATTATTGTCCATTATTTGCCTATCTGGCACCAAGTGTTCCATAACAGACTGCTAAAACCCTAGTGCCACGCGTAAATTTTCTATTTGTGGTAATCTAATACTTACACCTGTGCGAAAGTCTCCTAAAGGATCTATTAGCGTATTGGGATTACGCTGTGCGAACACCCACCAAAGACGTGATTCACCATATAAATCGTGTGCCAACAAATCTGGTCTAAACTCATATATTGAATTTATTTCAAACTTTTTGTCTGTTGGGTCTTTGGGGATAGGACGGTTTGACATAAACCCAAGCCGACCCGAACGCACTTCAGTGTCAAAATATGGACTATACTGACTGTATTGTTGTGCCATTACCAAAATCCTCGTTTAATAAGTTTGCCCGATGCAAAATCACGCAGACTAAAGTCTTCACTAACTTGTTTTCTGCTTTGAATTGGCAATAGTGTCAATGATATCGTCAACTCAGTAGGAACATATGTTGGCCGTTGGGTTGTGCTTGATATTCTATTTCGAGAAACAAAATCTGAAATTTCGCTAGGATTTGTTGATAGGGTTTCAGCAGGAGCACCCGGCAACAATGCTGATGACGCCAGACGGGCTGCTGTTCCGTCAAACTGCCCAAGAAAACTAGCAGCGGTCTTTGCCCAAAAACTAGTGTCTTGAAGTGGGTCGCTGCTCTGCGGTTGATTAAAACTGCTTGGTGCAGCGGCACGGATATAATCTACATCGCTAGGCAAGTTATAGTTAAACTGTGAGAGAGCACAAGGATGCAAGTTGTATTGATAATCACCCAAGCCATCCAAATACAATAATGGTGGTGGCGTGCCTCTTTGGTCGTCTTGGCCATAAAACATTTTAGTGGCAGAGCGGAAAAAATGTATCACAGCCAAGATATAATCTGCTTCTTCTGAAGTTTGAGCTGTAAATGTTGCTTGCATTAATATTTCACCGGGATAACTGTTTTGATAGAAGTATCCTCGGTAATTGGAATGCGTCAAATCTTCGTTGTTGTAGTTGGCGTAATACACCGTATCAATCTGCGGCGTATAAGGAAATATAACACCATTGGTGGATTGCAGTGGTGCCAGAATACCCGGATCTGGTGCTTTATAAAGATAATTGGCAGATGGTGCAATTGACAATTTTACACGCCAATCAGCATCGGCGGGTGACCGGCCCGGACGTTGAGCTCTTGACCCTTGCGTCGGTTGGGGGGTACTGTTTGCCGGACCCGGCCCAACTGGAGCCGGGGGAGGCGTTTGTTCCCCTGCTCCGCTAGGGAATGCTGGGTTAGATGGTGATATTATTGATGCCATATAGCATATTTATACTTGACAAAAACACCCAACATAAGTACAATACACAATTGACCCAAGGAGTAAAACGAGTTTATGGCAGACCAAAAGCCAAAAAAGAAAGTCAATTACCTTAATAATAGAGATATTTTAAAAGAGATACACAAGAGCAAAAATACTTATTGTTCATACCGAGATCGAGAAACTGACCATCAGTTTGATATTATTTTGCCTGCTGTTGAAAAAATAAACTTACGCACAGTGGCACAAGCTCGAAGAAATCGTGCAGCACGGCTAACAAAAGAAACCGGCGTCAAACACGATGAAAAGAAAATATCAAATACCGAGCTAGTATTCCGAGTGACCACTTGGGATCATATTCCCATGGTGCCAAAGAAAAAAGCAAAGAACTCACGCTCACCTATCCCAAAAAAGCGTAAGCTTGAGGACATTATGGACTTTGATGATGAGTTTGACAATGATGTGGATGTAGAAGAAATTGATCCAACCAATGACCCAGATGTGGAAATGGTGCGTATGAAGATGAATTTTCCTCCATTCTTTCATTACCGTATTGATGAAAACCGGCAGCCATATCTGGTGGGCAAAAGCCATTGGAAGGGTGATTTAAAAACCGGATATTTTTCTAAAGACCACGGCACAATGACTCACAAATTGGCAACAATGTTTCTTAAATTATGTGAGCGATACGCAACTCGCTTTAACTGGAGAGGGTATAGCTACAACGAAGAAATGCGTGGTCAAGCCTTGCTGCAGTTAAGTCAAGTGGGATTACAGTTTGATGAATCAAAGAGTCAGAATCCGTTTGCGTATTACACAGCTACCATAACGAATTCTTTTACTCGTGTGTTGAATACAGAGAAAAAGAACCAAAGCATTCGTGATGATATTTTGGAAATGAATGGATTGGATCCATCTTGGACACGCCAGTTTTCAAATACTTCAGAAGCCCAACTATTAGATGGTACTGCTGCATATCGTAGTACTACTGGCAAAAAATCATAATAAACAAGTTTACATTTTTTAACTAACTTTATGTCAAATCTTTTTAAAAAGGCTGTGGTGTTTACAGATATTCACCTTGGCCAAAAATCAAATAGTTTTTTACACAACCAAGATTGTGAGCAGTTTGTTGATTGGATGATTGCCCTCGCAAAAGAAGAAGGGTGTGAAACCTGTATTTTTGCAGGGGATTGGCATCACCATAGAAACTCAGTAAACTTACAGACGTTAAGCACTGGTATTCGTGCACTTGAAAAAATATCAAAAAACTTTGATCAAGTGTTTATGATTCCGGGTAACCATGATTTATACTACAAAGACAAACGTGATGTACATGGCACAGAATGGGCTAAACATCTTCCTAATGTTCATGTTTTAAATGAATGGTACGAAAGCGGTGATTGTATTTTTGTTCCATGGCTAGTTGGCGATGAACACAAAAAGATTCGTGGTGCTGAAGCAAAGTATATGTTTGGCCATTTTGAATTACCACATTTTAAAATGAATGCTATGGTTGCGATGCCAGACCATGGTGATCTAAAACACGACCACTTCTCTGGTATTGAGCAAGTGTATTCAGGTCATTTTCATCTACGCCAGCAACAGAAGAACATTTATTATATTGGCAATGCTTTCCCTCATAACTTTTCTGACGCAAATGACAGCGAAAGAGGGTGTATGATTCTAGAATGGGGCGAAAAAGAAATGTTTCATGCTTGGCCAGACCAACCACTATATAATACTTTTAATTTGTCACATTTAATTGATAATGCTGATGCGATTTTAAAACCAAAGATGCATGTACGAGTTCCTCTTGATATTGAAATATCATATGAAGAAGCAAATTATATCAAAGAAACATTTGTTGAAAAATATAAGTTGCGTGAACTTGCACTAATGTCGAGCAAGCAATCAGATATCGGTCACGACCATGCACCTGAACAAGTTCATTTTGAGAGCGTAGACCAGATTATTACTGACCAAATCACAAATATAAACTCAGAATTTTATGACCCAAACCTACTACTAGAAATTTACAGAGCCCTATAAACTAGTCAAATTATATGATTAAAATAAAAAATCTAACAGTAAAAAACTTTATGTCGGTAGGCAATACTACCCAAGCCGTCAACTTTGATCGTGAAGATCTAACGCTAGTTCTTGGTGAAAACCTTGATTTAGGTGGTGATGGTAGTAGAAACGGTACCGGAAAAACTACTATAATCAATGCGTTATCCTATGCACTGTATGGTCAAGCACTAACCAGTATCAAAAAAGACAATCTAGTCAATAAAACCAATAATAAAAATATGATGGTTAGTCTGGACTTTACTATTAGTGGAATAGACTACAGAGTAGAGCGTGGTC